AATTCGTTCCTGTAATAACAATGGATGTTTGAGTGTTATCTATTGTGTCAGGAGTGATTGAAGTAATCGTTGGTTTTGTTTCACCAACAGTAACAGAGCCACCTAAAGATACAGGTGAACCATTTATAGTAATAGATGAATTAGCTAAATCAGAATTAGAAACTGTACCATCTGATATTTTAGATGATACTACTGCATCGTTTGCAATTTTATTTGTCGATACAATTCCATCTGCTAAATCTGCAGCTGTTAAAGCTGAAGTTGCTGGGGCTTTTCCTATATATGGCATTTACTATTCTCCTTAATTATGCTGATATTGTATCTACAACACTTAATATTATATCTACTGCAGATGAAGCAGAAGCATAAGCTTTAACTGCATCACCAGATTGTAAAACAACTTTTGAACCACCATCAATTAATTCTAAAGAACCACCTACAGGAATAGGTGCATCTTTAATTATATGATAAGTAGTTGAAGTATTCTCTACATACACAGTAACATTTACTGATGTGCCAGAAGTATTAGTGCATCTTACACCAATAATTGCATCATCAGAATCTGCTGCTGTTCTTAACGTTGTAGGCGAACCCGAGCTGTTTGATATATTCTGTTGTAAATATCTTTCAAAATCTTGAGCCATTTGTATATTCTCCTTATTATATTATTATATCATTATTCTTAAAAAAGTCAATAATCATTATAGTGCAATAGCCATTGCTACAGCAAAACCATTTGTAGCATATGGTAAGTTAATAAGTTGACTACCATCTACAGCTGGTAATTTAGCTGACCCATCTAATTGTACTATATTATTAGCTCCTGTACCAACATCTAATGTAGCAGCAGTACCTAAACCTAATGTAGTTCTTTGTGCTGAAGAATCAGCATCATCTAACAATGCTTTACCAGCAGTTGTTAAATCATATGTAGCAGCTGTACCAGAACCTGTAAATTGAATACCTTTATCTGCAGCAGAAGTTAATCCAGCTAAAGCTTGTAACTCTGTGTCTAATCTTGCATTATCAACTGTTCCAGATAATTGACTTGCATCAATAGTTTTATTACTTAAAATTTGAGAACTTGAAGAAATATAATCATCAATTTGTGATACATATATTTTCTTTTCAGTACCAGCATCAGATAAAGCTAATAAGTCAGTACCAACAACTGTAATTGCTGTACCATCAGTTAATGCATCTATATTAATTCCTGTAGCAACTGAACTATCTACATAACTTTTAATTGCTTTAGCAGAAGCTAATGTATCGTCAGAAGCAGAAACAGTACTTAAATCTGTATCTAAAACACCAGATGCTAACATTGATACTGTAAGATTACTTATAGTATTATTTGATGCATTTATAATTTTATTTGTAAGAGTTTGAGATGTTGATAAATCAACAGTAGTTGCTGTATCTATACTTAATGTTACATCACCAGATGCACCACCACCAGATAAACCTGTTCCAGCATTAACTGCAGTAATATCTCCTACAGGTACTGTTGCAATTTGAGCATCAACATATGCTTTAATAGATTGTTGAGTAGCTAAAGCAGTTGCACTATCAGATGACATTGTATCTTCATCTAATATATCTGTAACTGTAGTTGTTGGCATTGACAATGAATCAATGTAAGCAACACCATCAATATATAAATCTTTAAATTCTAAAGAAGAAGTACCTAAGTCAATATCATTATCAGTTACTGGTACTATTGCACCATCTTGAAATCTAAACTGTTCAACAGGCGAGCCAGTAACCTCAACAAATAGACCAAGTCTATTGTTTATTGAATCAACAGATAATTTATTATTAGCATCAGAGTCTGCAATCAAAGGTACATAAGCACCTTCTCCTGCAGTGCCATCATGTGAGTGGCCTGTAGTTGCATCAAAAGCTGCCAATATTGTATTGAACTCATCATTAGTATGAGCTGCTAATATTGTATCTCCTGATGTATATGTATATTGCCGTATTGTATATCCAGCCATTATCTTCTTCCTCCTGGGGTAAATTCTAGTTGAAAACCTTTAATTGATATTATATCAGCACCTTGATTATCATCTATTTTTAAAGCTACTGCAAATCCTGATCCTTCTACAGATTGTCTTACTAGTGGAATACCTGATGCATCATAGATTCCAGTTCCATAAGTTGCTGATCCATATAAAGAAACACCACCAGCTGCAGTAATATTTATTTTTGTTGGTTGTGGTGTATTAATATCACCATAGTCATACTTAAGTGATAATTGAGCATTTATATCTCTACCTTCTCCCTCATAGTTAAGATTAACCCTTTGCATATATTTTCTTATACCTGGGTCTCCCATAACCATATCTGGAGAACGATATGTTGCTATAATATTTTCAGTAGAACCTGCTCTTGTAATTATGTTTCCAGTTTCAAACTTATAAACATAACCATCATATCCACCATAAATAACTAATTCATCAGAACCATTATATTCAGAATCTGTACAAGATGGTTTAAATCCTACTATATCTGCATATTCAAAACCTAATGAACCTGTATTTGGATTTGTTTTTAATACAGAAATAATTCCTTTTCCAGCTGCTTCAGTTGCTGCATCTACTGGATAAAATAATCTATATTGAGACTTACTTCTAATTACTAATGAACTTATTCTATTAAATGTAATCTCATCAATTCTAGCTTGTATTTGTCTAGATATTGAACCTAACTCTACGTCTCCGATTTTATCTGTACCTGCTACAGTTCGTAATCCGTCTGGTCCTAAGAATATTATATCTCCACCTAACTCTTGGATTGAACCACCATCTAAGCAACCAATCTGTCTTGTTACAGGTTGTACTACAAAATCAGAAGCTGATGAGCCAGCTAGTTTGTATATTTTATCTTTACCAAATATGTAAAGAACATCCCTAAATACTTTTAATCCTACTATAGTTGTATCAACTCTAAAACTTCCAGCACCATTTGCAGGTAAAAATCCATCTTCATTAAATGGTTCAGAGAATACTACTTCCTCTGGATTAGAAGTCATTCCTGCATAAAATACATGATCTCTAAATACTTCAACATACTTAGGATACTCAGGTGCATTAGTACTATTAAATGTAGTTACTGTATTAGATGTATTTATACTTAATGCGTATTGATCAACTGTTGTACAAATAATTAATTTTTCTGTACCATTAAAATTTAAAATTCTAAAATTATAATTAACTGTCGGAGTTGTTAACCCAGATGTAACACTAGACCACGATCCAGTAGAACCAGCATTATAAATAGTACCACCTCTAGCTGCATAAACCTTAGAGTTAAAAATTGCAGACATAACAACTTTTTCACTTGATAAAGCAACTTGTGGTACAATGTTTGTATTATATTTAACACTTCCTTTAATTCTTCTATAGCCACCTTCAATGTCTGGCTCAAAGTTTTGGAGTTGTAAAGCTTCTCCTGGAGCCATTGAAAAAACATCTTTGTTAAGTGTTAATCCTCCAGCACAGCTTACAACAAAGGGTGAAATTAAATCTGTTGTTGGCATTAGTCACTTCGTTTTTTTGCTAGTTCTTCTAACTGTAATATTTCTGTTTTAGTTAATCCTGGTGGAATTAAATCTTTTACTGGCTGTCCACTTTGATAAGCACTAACATATGCATTAATTTGTGGAATAGTCATTTTATCAGATAAAGATGCCATTTGCATTCTATCCTTATCTGATTTATAATTCATATTACTTTGAATATTTTTATCTGTTGGTCTTAACATAGTAACTCCTATATAAATTGTACGTTAATACTTCCAGCAATTACTCTATCATCTCTCATATATTCTTGAGGTGAAGCATAATCTACTTGAAGTAGTTTTAGTTTTCTTTGATAATCTCTATCCGCTAATTGTGCGTGCTGAGGGTCTGATCTTAACATATATGTGTAATATTTACATCTATCTATTATTAGTGGTGAAAATCTATCAGGTAAACTTATTGTATCTCCATATGCAGATAAATCTGTATGTGTAGTAAAGTAACCATATTCTATAATGTAATCACTTCTGTCAGGAATTGGAGTTAATCCAAAGTAACCATAATTTGGTTTTCTATAAATTGATACTGGTTTATCATATGCATCATCACCTGCTCTATCATCTACTGGTTTTCTATTTTGTAAAAAAGAATCATAAGTCATAAAAGATAATTTAGTAGGTACAATTGTATTATCTTGACATCTTACATAATCAACTTCTAAATTATTTGCAGTACCATTTGAAATTGTAATATAAGTTGTTGATGCAGTTGCTGTAAATGTACTATCATAAACATTACCTTCACCAGTATTAGTTACAGATAAAGTTGCATTTAAATTTGTAGTATCACCAGCAGATGTTCCAACTTGAATAGTTAAGCTTGAACCAGAAGAAGATGTATCTACTAATCTTACTTCTAATCTATAATTTCTATTTTTAACTGTGCTAATTGCTTGATATACGCCAGCACTATTTAATAAAATTCTACCATTACCACTTGATGAATAACTAGGACTTCCTGATGAAGTAGTCCAGTTACTTATATTAGTTGTAAAGTCTGGGTTAGTAATTAATTCTCCAGCTCTAATAATAAAAGAATCCCAATCAACCTTTCGCATATTTGCGGGCAAAGCATATTCTTGTTGACCTACTCTAGTTTGTTGAGTAGTTTCAGTATATAGAATTGGAAGTTCTCCAGCTTCATTGTAGATATCGTGAATAGATTTATTCACAAAATCTTTAACTGCTGTTTGTATTCCTCTACTTGTACTAAATGTAGCTGAAGTTAATTCAGTTTCATTTAATTCTCGTAATGTTCTATTTACTAATTGTAAATATGTTGTTGCCATAGGCTGATGGGATCCTTAAGTTAATTACTTAATGTTTACTTTTTTTTCTTTCTTATCTTCAGGTAGTTTTTGTTCTACATCTAAATGAAGTAAGCCATCTTTCATTTCAGCACCAACTACAGTTGTGTAATCAGCTAATTTAAAAGATTGATTAAAAGCTCTTTCCGCAATACCTTTGTATAAGTATTCAGCATTCTTTGGCATTTCTACCTTGCCTGAAACTTTTAAAGTATTTTCTTTGCAAGTTACTTCAATATCATTCTTAGTAAATCCTGCAACTGCGAAAGTAATTTTATATTTACCGTCTTCTACTTTTTCAATATTGTATGGTGGAAAAGTTGAAGTTGGTAGTTTTGCTAATTCATCAAACATAGAATCAAATCCTACTGTAAGTGAATTAAACATATTTGGTAACACATTAAATGTCATATTATTATCTCCTATTTTTAGCGAGTTAAAATGTGATCCATTATGGCATCACACTATTTATCTAATGATAAATTCTGTTTATATATCAAGGGGGGAAATTAATCCCCCCAAGAAGTTTAGTTATTAACTAAATGTTACTGTTTGTGAGTCAGTATCAGCGTCTGTTCCACCATTATCTAGTGAAATCATAGTTGCCCATACTCTAACTTTAGCATTAATTGCTCCAGTAGCTACAGTCAATCTGATGTCATCACCAGATGAATAAGCTTTAGAGTCATCAACTAAAGTCATTTGACCAGCTGAAGTTGGAGCAGCAGCTGCTACGTATACCGCAGCACCTGAACTATCACCAACAGCTAATGTACCACTGTTTCCAGCAGTATCAGCAGTCAATATATCACAGCCAGCAGCAAGTACCATTGTGTTAGCAGGAATTCCTATAACATCAAAAGTATCTGGACCACCAGCGTTAGTTGTAGAAGAAAAATCTACAACTTCTGACATAACTCTAACTTTATCAGTTGATGCTTTGATCAATCTGTTTGAGTTTGAACTATTATATGCAGTCATTGTTTATATCCTCCTACGATTATAAAGTTACAACACCTGAGTAAACAGCTTCAGTTCTTAGAACTTTTCTTCCAAAAACGTGTAAGCCTCTCACGATGTCTGCGAATGAATCAGGATCTCTGATCAATTCAGTTTTTGCAATGTGGTTAGCAGTTGCAACAGAAGACATATGTCCATATAAGAATATGTACTCACCAGTGTTAGTTGATGAGAATGTCTTGTTTGCAGCAGAACCAGTACTACCATTAACGATAGCATTTGACATATACATATTGAAACCAAATAATGGTCTGTCAGTCATTTTACCGTTTCTGATAGCTGATACTCCGCCATCCATCATTACTGATTGGTCAACTAGTTTTGCATCTGCTTTTCTTAATTGTTGGAAAAACTTAGGTGCAGCAACTAGCCATCTGTTTTCTTCTGGTACGTCATTCTGGTCTAAAACAGATTTTGCAGCAGAAACGATATCAGCTAACGTATTAGAGTTAGTTGTACCAGTTACAGGTGAAGCATCTGTTCCAGTGTTACCAGCTGAAGTAGAAGCATTGTCATAAATGTATTTTAATACATTAAAGTCATAGTTCTTCTTCAATGAGTATGCACCTGAAGAGGTTGCAAGAGCTTCAAAGTTAACATGAGATTGTCTTTCTTCAATATCATCTACTTTGAAAGCAAAGTATGAACCTTGATCAACTACAAGAGTAATTTGATCGTCAGCTAAATCTTGAGTAGAAACAGCTGTACCTCTAGCATAATCTTGTACAGTGATTGTAGGTTCTTTAATTATTTTTACAGTATCGCCAAAATTTTCAATTTCTCCAGCGTAATCAGTGTTAGTAATATCTTCTACCACTGATGCTCTTCTGAAGAACTTTTGAACTTTCTGACTAAATATTTGTGGAGTGAAATTACCTGAAGGTAAGTTTCCGTATCCACCAGCACTTCCAAAAGCCATGGTTGTACCCTCCTATTATTAGTTATTAGTTAGATTGTTAACGTTGTTCAATTCTACCTTCTAACCTAGCAAGATCTATTTCTTTTTCTAATCTCTCAAATTCATGAGGTTTTAGTCTAGAAATTTCACTTATAGTCCAAACTTTTTTCTTAGGAATATCAGAGTCAGTACTTTTCTTTGTTTTAGAAATTGCTTTAGCAGCTTCTTTTTTTACATCAGCTTTTTCCTGTTTATTCAATTTGCTAATGCCAGCATCCATTTTATATAGATCTAAAGCTCTAGCAGCTAATTGTGCGTTAGATGTATTTTCATACAGCCAACCTTGAATAAGTGGATCTTGCTTTGCAGCCCAGTTATGAAACTCTTCTTGTTGTCGAATTTCATTAAAGTCTGGATGTATTTTTAAAAGCTCGACTTCCGCTTTTTCTTTTGCAATTTGTTCTTGTTGCTGTTGCAAGAAGTTGTATTTTTCTTCTACCTCTTTTGCTCTAGCATCTGCCTTAGTCATTGCAATGGTTTCAACCATTTCATAAACATCAGGGTACTCCTTTCTCCAAGATTCTAATTCATCTTTAGATTTAGGTGCTACAAATTGCTTAGTACTTGATTCTAATTGTGTTCTTAACGATCTAAGTTCGTCCTTGTGTTTTTGAACAGTAGAATCATAATGTCTTTTAAGATCGTCATAACGTTTCTTAAAGACTTTATCTTCAGCAGTTACAGGGCGTTCAGCGATAGGAGTAGCCTTGGTTTCTGATTTTTCTGCAGTCTCTTCAGATACATCGGTGTCCTTCTGTTCGGTTGCTGTGTTTGCCTTATTTTCTCTTTGGTCTCTGTGATAATTAGACAATTTACCAGAAAGAAACGCTTTGGTTTCATCATCATCTTCACCATGATCTTTATGATATGGATTTGATTTTGGTATTACTGTCTTCTTTACTTCGACTTTAGATACTTCTTCTTGTTGTTCTTGATTTTCAAGAACTTCATTTTCTTTTTCCATTATTTTTACCTATGTGGTTGAGTGCCTTATGGATAAGGGTAGCTCAGAAACTTTTTAAGTTTGTGGGCTAGACATTAAACCTTGTCTAGGTGGCACAGGTTGTTGTTGTTGTTCCATCGGTTGTTGTTGTTGTGGCATTGAATCAGCAAGAATGTCAGTCATAAAGTTATTGATTGCTTCTTGTTCATCTTGTCCACCATACCTTTTCATTGCAAATGATTTTACAGTTGATAAAGGTATAATTACATTAGGCTCTTGACTACCAAATTGATCCATTACTGGTTTAAATTCTGGTAAAATTTTACCTAATGCAGTTCTAACAGATGGGGATAAAACAGATTGTAGTGCTGATTTATCCTCATCAGTTAAAGTTTTTGCTCTTTCAGCAAATTCTAATTCCATTGGATTAGCTTCAGGTTGTGGAGTCGGCTGTGGTTGTTGTTTAGGTTGTTGTTTTTGTCCAGCACTTAAAGCTCTTAAATCTGGAGCAGCAGGTGTTTTTGGTTGTTCTCCCATCATACCTGTTGTAGTAACTTGTCCTTTAGCACCTATAGCCATAGCTTAATTTTTCCTGTTATATAACATACTGGTTCTAATATTTTTCTATAAACTCTTCCAAGTAAATGTTTTTTACCTCTCATCTCCTGTCTAATATCTATAGTTCTATGTATTGCAATATGTTCTAATATTTTTTTAATAATTTTATTTACTTTACCTTCTTTTTTAGCAAAGTTAACTAATGGTAAAAATAATGTATGATAACCAATTTCATATTCTTTTGCTAAGTTTTGTGAATGTTTTAACCAAATTTTATTTCTGAAATTTCCAAATCCATATGATTCATTCATCATAGTACAAACTATTTTACCACCACCAATAGCATCTCCAATAATACCACCAACAACTCCTCCAACTGGGCCACCAACTGCTGTTCCTATTGCTGTTCCAGCACCAACTGTTACACCTTTTTTTGCAGCTTTTTTAGCAGAACCTCCAGCTAATAAAGTTCCAATTGCTGCTGCGGCAGCTCCACCAAGTCCAGCTTGGGTTGGTGTGATATAAGTAGTTCCAGGATATGCTCCACCTTTTAAAGCAGTTGCTGAAATTGCACCACTTGGAATTCCTCCACCACCAATACCCATTTTATCAAGTATATAACTTGTAGCAATATCTGAACCAGCACTTAATACAGTATTTAATAACTGTTGTTTAGTAGACATTTGCTGTGGACTAAACATACCAGCTAATTGACTTACATCTATATCTGGCATTCCAGATTTATATGGAGTTGCTGAAATAATACTT